TCGGCGATCTTCGCGAACAGCCAAGGCGGAGCAACGCACCATAGAGGCCCGTCCCATCCTTTCTGTAGGATCTTCTGCCGTGAAAGCGCAAGCACTCCGCGCACATTAGAATCGGTTACTTCAACCGAACCTATCTGATTACCCGCTTCGGTATACAAACCGGAAATATAGGTATCAACCTCTTTCCGAATTGCATAGGCGGCCTCGTTCATTGCCTCATCCATTACCTTGGGCTTAGACTGCGCACTATCAAGGTCGTCAATCGCAAACGCGAAATACTTCGCCTGGTCGACTTTCAGTTCCTTCTGCGCGTCAGAAAGATATTCCCAGGTAATATCCGAGGTAGAGTTACGGGTATAACTGTTTACAGTTACAGCACCGATCTCATTGATTTTTACGGAATCCCCAAACGCGGAAATCTCGCCTTCATAATCGGTATTTACAACCTGCCTATAAGCAAGTATTTTGTGCAATCTCGATAAAAGCCGAGAGCTCCAAATTGCTGGGATGAAGCTTGTTATAGCCATACTTTACCCCTTTTTCAAATTTTCAAGCGACCGGGAAACTAAGTCCCAGTTTTTGTCGACCCATTCAGGGTCTTTTGCCTTTTCCTCAATCTCTTCTTTGCTTAACAATCCGCCGTCAGACCGCGAGTCAGTGATCTTTCGCCCGTGTTTCCGTGCGAACTCATCAGCGACCAAAGCTTTTAAGGTTTTCTGTTCTTCAATAAAATCATTTACAAAAGATTGAGTTTCCTCAATGTCTTTGCCGATCAATCGATCAACAAACTTTGTTTTAAACCCGGCCTCAGAAAGCAATTCATTTGCGTAACCTTTAAGCTCCGCGAACTTCTTCGCTTTTTCTGTTTCCTTGAGCTGTGTCTCAATCGCTGCTATACGCTCTTCCGCGGTCTGCGTTGATTTGTCCTTTTCAAGCTCTGCCTGTTTCAGTTTTTCCTGTAATTCCTTAACCATACGATCAGAACCAGACTGTGCTTTTCGTGTTTCCTCTAACTGGTTTTGCAATGCCTCAAACTGTTCCCGTGTTATAGTTTGTGCCTGTTGCGTTCCTTCATCCTGTTGAGTTCCTTCATCCTGTCCAGAGCTATCCTGTCCAGTCTGCTTTTCCTCTTCCGCCATTTTATTTCTCCAATAAAAATGGCAGCCCCGAAGGACTGCCCTTATACTTTTTTACATCACGTCAACGACGTGGTTATTTTACAAAATCATATTTTTGGCCATACCTGTTAGCCGTTATTCCTTTTTCTTTTGCCCACTCTTTGAACGTCTTATACGGCTGAACGCCTTCATCGCGTATCCGCCTTGCTTCCGGTTCATAGCCTTTGATGGTCGGCACTAACGCGCACCGGCAGTTAATGTCAAACGAGGCAACCCCGGAAAGCCTGGGCCCTTTCACCCACCCGACGGATGTATGAAACTCAAAATCACCGTCATGCCTCTTTGCTTCTCGGCCGTCAAGCCTTGCGTGCTCCGGCCTCGTGCGCCCATCAAGGGCGGCGTCCCATACTTCAACAACCTCGGCCCCCGCGTCCCTGGCGGTGTTATAGCTTTTTTTTGTGCCCAAAGTCATCGCCCTTCCGGCCTCTGTTCTGACTATCCGTTCGGCATCATAGTAACTGCCGTTTATAGAGTCCTTTACGGCTTTACTCATGGCGGTGTAAGACTCGCCGCGAATAAGCCCCTGTGTAATGGCCCTATTTATCTTTGCCCTGCCGTCTTCCTTTAGCCGTTTTTCGGCTATCCTTCTTAACGGGTTATTTACCGCCGCTTTAATGTCGTCGGGTCTTAATAACCCGAATTGAACATCAAACCCCGCCACCTGGCTTATTGCCCATGTGTGCTTGTAATAAGCTTCCTCATAATTAACGCTTGCTATCTTATCGGCTATACGTTCATTCTTTGCGAACATCGGCCCAAGTATTCCGCTTATTTGTTTCTCTACGTTTACAAGCCGGTTATACTTAGTCATTTCAGCAAGGGTCAACCTTCCCTCGCTTGCATATTTGTCGTACAGCTTTCTCAAGCTGTCCCGTATATCGTCTAAGGCCTCGGCATAATTCCGCCGGACCTCTCTCAATGCTATATCATCATTGCTAAGTATCTGCCGGTTTGCCGTCTTCGTCAGCTTGCCCAAATCCGCCATTATCTACCTCAACATCAGGATACATTGACCGCTCTTCTTCTATTGCCCGTAACTCCTTATCCGGGTCTTCGATGAACGACATCAACGACAGTGCGGTTTTTTTGCTTATGTGTCCCATAAGCTTCTCAAGTATCTCTGCCTCACCAAGTAAGTCCTTCGGCATATTACGAGTGAAGGTAAAGTCAAGGCTGTTATAGCCAATATCAACCCCCGTAAACGTCCTCCAATATTCAGTTACTAGTTTATACTGTAACCGTAACGCCTTTTTGAACTTTCGTTCCGTTACAATACAACTGTTCTCTACCGGCAACAGAACTATCTGCCATCCAATAACACGCATGTCCCCGCCGTAGTCTCGGGAAAGATTAACCGACTTGCTGAACTTATAGATAAGCTCTTCAAGTTTGTTAAGAAATCCCGTCACTGCCTGAACAGCAAGCTCTTTGTTGATAAAACCCATCTCACCGTTTTCCGGCAGTGGGAAAATTCCCGTCTGTTCTAACTGGTACATTAGAGTATCGTCTATGACAAGTCCCGCCCCCTTGGCATACATATAGGCAAGCCGAAGCTGTTCAATTTCGCTTGTAGTGCTCGATATAATGGCGTCGTATGCGTCCATAATATCTAGTGCCTTTTCAGGCTCTGCAAACCGCTGCTCGTTGTTTGCCATGGGGATAATCGGTATGCCGATAAATAAATTCGGCAACCGGCCCTCTTGGCCCTGGGACAGGTCAAGAGAAAAATCCATGTTCCCATTATCGCGGTAGAACACTATTTCTTCCCTGTCGTACCACTCAACAAACGTTATTTCCTTTACGCCTTCTCTCCCCCATTCTTTCTCTTTTACCGCGTAATACCGTAAGACCACTTGGGGCTCATCTATTGACCGGTCATAGATATAGATAACCTCCCACGGTTTAAGGTTCTTTATCGCGACCCTGTTTTCCCCGTCCGGCACATACAACAATCGGTAACTTACACCGCAAATACACGCGTATCGTACCGCCTCACTGTTAAGGTCCAGGCTGTCGTTGTCCCGTGCGAATTCGCGCAAGACATCAACGTCACGGGCAAATACTGTTTCCCGCACATCTCCGGCACTGTTCTTGTAATTCTCCTTATCAAGTTCTATGGTGACCTCGTTTCCCATATACCCGGTTTTAATGTCTACAATATCCCCGAAAAAATCCGCGGCAGTCCGCCGGTCTACTTTCTCATAACTTGCAGGTTTCCGTCTGTGTATGGGTACATCCTTTTGCAAGTATCTGTTCCATAGCTTTTTTTGCCGCTCCCCTTCCCCTGCTCGATGCTCTTGTACTAAGTCTTTTAGCATCATGCTTATAAGCTGTTCATTCTCAGTCTGTATTGCGCTTGTTATTTGTTCTGTTGTTTGTATCATCTTTTCATCACCGCCGATATCGTCGGAATATCACGACTGCGGATTGGATCAACCGCGTACCTTAGCGCGTCAATTGCATGATTGTAATCGTCTATAGGCTTCGGCTCAAAATTACCATCCCTGTTTTGGCTCCACACATATTCTTGCAATTCGACTATTACATTCACACTCCATCTCGTCACGTGCATCCGTCTGCTCGCCAACCAGTCTATACCGGCCCTGATACTATCCGGCCCCTTTTGCGCCCCGGATATCCTTATCCCCTCCATTCTTATCTCTTGTATTGATTTCGGTTCAGCGCTGTCCGCCTGAATACCGTCTTTTTCTATATTCAATTCTTTTATCTTCTCTGCTATCGCTTGATTGGTGAGCCCCTTTTCGTACAGCAACTCATCAATATAAATATCGTTTCCATTGACATACACATCAACAATAGCTGCCGGGTCCACGCTAAAACCGAAATCAAGCCCAATACTCCGCCGGCTATGCGCGATAATACCATCAGGGATTTTTTCAACAATATCCCAATTCTTAAAAACCGCGCCGACGCTGTCGCCATATTCGCCAAGTAAAAACCTTCTCCTTTTGTCCTCCGGTAAATGCTCTAATACATCCTCAATATATCCGTCCGGCAAGTTTTCAGCATTATCCCGCGGATTCATTTGCAAACAAGTGTAATGCTCATAGTTTTCTATCTTTTCTCCCGTTTCCGGGTCTTCGCCAAGAATAAAAAGCTTATAGCTCCAATGATGTTTGCTTGGAGGGTTGCAGTCGAAATATGCCCTATTTTTTTGTCCGGGAACATTCTGTGCTAACCTTGTTAATACCGTTGTAACAGTTGGCCAAGCTATTTGACTAATCTCGTTAAGAAATATTGTTGAGTATTCTCTCCCCAATATTTTATCAACTCGATCTCTATCATCAAGCCCGTCAACCCATATTTCCGATCTTTCGCCCTCTTTTGTCGGCACCGTCAAATAATGATCGGTCTTGTTAAACCTTACCCCGCCTATTGTATAATCACTGATAATCCTCGGTATCGTGTCTAACCATAGCGCGTTATGCGCGTGTGAATACCTCAGCCTCGCTAACAAATGCCTGCCGGGATGTTTCAACGCTCGAACAAACATTGCCAATACCAACAGATACGTTTTGCCGCTTCTCGCGCCCCCATATAGTAATATCCTGTCCGCCGGTCCTCTAATCCGCTCCCGTGCGATTTTCTGCGCGGCGGTCAACATTACACATTTTCCCACTCGTCCCCGATATTTATCTCGATATTACCACTATGCGCGATTTCGTATTTTTCATTGAACCCCCGCGTTTTCCCCTTTGTAGAAAGATACCATTTAGCATCTTGTGTGTTTCCGCTTTTTATACTTTCTAACAGGACGCTTTCGGCCAAATCCAGCGTTCTCTCTATTTCGTTTTCAAGCGCCTGCTTCGTTTCTTCCGTCTTGTGGCAATATTTATCGGCTGTGTGCCATGCAACATCGAGACGTTTCGCGATAGTGCTCATTATTGCGCCACTTCCACGTATTGCCTCTAGTACCTTTTCTTTCTTCATACTTTTGACCCATTTGCAGTTTTCGCACTATTTTCTCTTTTTTTGTTCGGCGGCCACGTAAATCCCTCATTCATGACATAATCTACGATACTTAGATGACTCACAAACTCCCCGTATAACTGTGTATATTCAGGATGTTCGTAATCTTGGTACTGTAGCGTTATATTACCACTATCAAATATAGCAGTATCTATATAATCAGCACTTCCATTCGGAGATATGTAATGATCACAACCGAGAGACTTACATATCTTCACTATCCTCTCGCATTTCTCCCCGGCAATATTGAGCTTACTTGACTTGTATCTCTTACTCTTAATTCCTAACCGTGCGGCGATCCCCTCAATAATATTGATATTATATCCGGCAAGGTTCGGCGCTTTGTCCCGCAATAAATTCTCAAACACCGGATAAACTTCATCAAAATACTCAGCGTGTGAGTAATATTGCTTAATGCTTTTGAGATGCTTTTCAACCCATTTCTCTTTTTGGACCAACATTGTGTCATCAATGGTCGTATCAAGCTTTGCGTGTTTCTGGACCGATACCCATATCGGCCCGTCCGGCGTCTTTATCCGGTTCCGGGTCTGCCAGCTTTGCTTTTCCAATTGCACGTCGTTGAGGTAGACGAAATGGTCAACCGAACCCATCAACGCGAAATAGCCTAACCACGGTAAATAGGTAGGTTGCATTATAGCACACTTCATTAATTTGCAATGCCTCCTATCAATACTGTGTACAATTCAAAAATCTCTAATCTACCAATTCTTTAGTGTCCCATGTTGCCACGCCTCGTATATGTCTCTGCTCATTACTTCAATATCTTCTAAATCATATTGCAGCTTTCTACGCGCTCTTTTGTACGCGTTTTGAATGCCGTTGTAGGCTTGCTGTTTGTAATATTCATTACAACACCCGCCGTCACATAACGACAACCGCAACCACGCCTCTTGAACATAGTCCTCTTGGTTTTCTTTGTATCGTGAATGTCTTTTTGCCTGATCGACAATGTATTGACGCAACTCCGTATCTGCCCATAATTCGAAAAACTCTTCTGTCGTCATATGCCCCCTTTAATAGGTAAAAAGGATTGTTCATCGTCTTATGGGTTTTTCCCGTGTTTCCCTTCAAAAAATCTGTCTATCCATAGCCCTATGATCGGATATGCCTCGACAGCAAAAAAGCAAATCGCTTTCATTTCTTCTTTATCCATGCCGTCATTATACCATCGTTCGAACATTTCATACATCTCACATCTGCTTTCCGCAAATAATGAGTCAGTGTTCTTATTTTTGTTTAAAACATCATCAATCCAGCTTTCTCCCATTTTCTACACCTTTGTAAAAATTACTCAATTATCCCATCAGGTATATAATCGTATTCAGGAAAATATTTACACTCTCGCTCCATTACGGCTTCTGCTTGTTTCTTCGTATATTTTGCCGTAGACGTGCTTTTGTTTGTTTCCGGCAAATCTGTTTTTATTTCTTGACATAATGTACGTCTAATAAAGCCGGCAATATCAACTTTTAGCTTTTCTACATGATACACTTCATTGCTTTGCAGCATGTAGCTGCGAAAAAACATCCATACTACCCCCGCCGGGTAATGGTAGAGCACTAAATCAATAAACTCATTGAAGTCCCGGCTGCAACACTTCCGATCAAACGGAGAGAAAGCCCGCCAAGACCTACCTAACGCCCGATGGTTAGCGTCCCCCGTGATGTAATCCTCTTTGTATTGCCACCAACTTTTAAGCCACGTCAACGGGTGACGGATAAAACACGCTATTTTGCCGCGCTTTTGCGCGATCTTATAAAACTCAGATTCCGGTATGCAATGCGAAGAGCTATCGCCCATAACCTCTCGCTGTATCCCACTACAGCTGGGGTTTAGCCTGCCGGGTAGATGTGTCTGGTTAAACTTAATACCGTTATACTCTAATACTCGCGCTATGTAGTCACTTGCGCATTTCGGGATCTCGTGTATCGCCCCGAACCCTTCGAACAGTATTATTGCCATTGTACCTCCATTTCATTTCTAGGCTATCTATGTCCTTCGGGTAGTCTATGTCTTGGTATTCCCATTGCTCCAGGATGACCGCCCCCATGCTTGGAATAGATAGCGTCCCCTCCCAGACACATGTCTTGAATATCTGAAACGCGCCCGGGTCGTAGTACTTAGGTTGTAAGTCCTGCGTTCGCTTGTTGTAGTCCTCGCTCCATTCTTCGACAATGCCGTTGTTGAGTAACAGCGCCCTTTCAGGCGGATGCGGGTATTCCGCTAATGCTATGACGCCGTTAAACTTAGTAAGCATGTGATACGCTTCGGTTATCCGTTCCGGCGGTAATAGCGGTGTACAAGGATATAACCGGCAGACTATCCATGCGTCTTTCCAGGCCGGATAGGTTTCTTTCATCACATCGTCATCGGTACTGTGGTCAAGGCAAGACACATAGCGGGGGAAAAAACACACCCGGTTTTCATCGGCTATTGTCTTTAGATCGTCGTCGTCTGATGCAACAACTATTTTTTCGAAAAGCCCTGTTG